TGGGATGATGGGTCTTTGCAAGACAAAGGCAAAGATCTCACACACGAGATAAGAAGTCCGGAGAATGACACCAAACATGACAAGGAACATGACAAAACTAAATTAAACTAATGATTATAAAGGATATACAACTGGGACTAGTACAGTAGCACCAGAAAAAGCTTTGTTTTTAGCCATTCCACGACCTCGATACCATCCAAACCAGGTTGCATCCTTTATTATATATACATGGGAGATAAAGACACTGACGCATTCAAACATACAGGCACTTGTAACTTATGACGATGAGAACAAAACAGTTAAAGTCGAGCTAACAAACTTTGTCGATAAGACAGAAGCAATGGACACCGCTAAATATATCATAGCTGCACTAGGTATTGCAGAGGTACACCCATTAAAAATTTCGGAAACTTTACATTAATGAAAACAATTAAGATTGCATATTCCCCAAGACCCCAACAACGAGAGTTGCACGATGCCTTAAACAAATTCCGTTTCGCAGTGTGCGTAATGCACAGGCGGGGAGGTAAGACAGTGTTCTCCATTAATCATCTTATTAAGCTTGCACTCACAAGCCAAAAAAAGAATTTTCGTGGAGCGTTCTTTTCTCCAACGAGGGTGCAGTCAAAATTAGTGGCATGGGATTATTTAAAAGAATTTTCCAGAGTTGTGCCAGGAATGAAGTACAATGAAACAGAGCTGCGTGCCGACTTTCCTACGGGGGGAAGAATAACATTATATGGTGCAGAAAATCCAGATAGTGCCAGAGGTCAATATTTTGATTTTGTTGTTTGTGATGAGTATGCACAAATGGATAGCAGAATGTTTGCCGAGGTAATCAGACCCGCTATTGCTGATCGTCTTGGTAGTTGTTTGTTTATTGGAACACCACAAGGGATGAATAGTTTTTATGATTTGTTTGAAGAAGCAAAGTCATTACCAGAATGGTTTACTTGTACGTTCAAAGCAAGTGAAACAGGGTTAGTACCAAAAGAAGAATTAGAGTCGGCAAGAAAATTAATGACCGAAGATCAGTATGCACAAGAGTTTGAGTGCAGTTGGTCTGCTAATTTACAAGGTGCAATCTACGGAAAAATAATTTCTAAAATGGAAGATGACAAACGTATTAGTCATTTTCCGTATGATCCTGGCTACCCAGTAGATATATATTTTGACTTAGGTATTAGTGATCAAACAGCAATTATATTTACACAGCAAATAGGTCGAGCATTGTTTGTTGTTGATTGTTATAATGATAGTAATAAAAGTCTGGACTTTTATGCCGATTATATTAAGAAAAAAGAATATAATATTCGGAATTATGTTTTTCCGCATGATATAGAACAACGAGAGCTCTCCACAGGACACACAAGAAAAGAATTTGCCTACTCCATGGGGATGCGACCAATCAGAGTTTGTCCTAAATTACCCATAGAAGATGGGGTACACGCGGGTCAAATATTATTAGCTAAAACATATATCAACAGAGATAACTGCAAACCTTTTTTAGATGCCATGAAGTGGTATCATAGAAAATGGTTAGACAAACAACGAGTTTTTTCTAAACCAGTACATGATAATTCTTCGCATTATGCCGATGCGTGGCGAACGTGTGCAGTTGCCATGAGAGAATTAGATCTTAATGAAAATAGAAATTTAGAAAAATTTGCAGAAGGCACAAATTATAACCCACTAGAGATAAGGAACTAAGACAATGGGATTTTTAAAACCAAAAATGCCACCACCTCCACCGCCAGCGCCAACTCCTCCGCCTTTGCCACCAGCAACAGCAGATGAGTTGAAGATGGAAGATAAAGCATTAATACAAGCAGAGTTGTTAAAAAAGAAAAAAGGGTACACTGATACTATTTTAACAAGTACATCTGGCGATACAAGTGAAGCAAATGTTGCCAAGAAAACATTATTAGGTAATTAAATGGGTGCATCAACAAGTACACGCAGTAAAGACAGACAAGAAAGAGAAGATAATAGTAATAAACAAATTGCTAATGAAATTAAAAATGTTGTTAAAGAACGATTAGGATTAAAAACTAATCAAACTGGTGGTAGCAATACACAAACAAAAAAATATGGTGCATATAATTTAAAAAACAAAGACATTTATATGTATGGCAATGAAGCATCTGCATACACTAATGAAGAAATGGCTAACAAAAAATTGTTATCGTACAATGAAAATACTGGCGGATATTCCAATGTTGTTAATGGTAAAATTATGTCTAATGCTAATGCTATTAAATATGGTGCGTCTAACAGTGCTATGGGTAGTGGCGATCCAACTGGAGCAATGACATCAATCCCATTATCAGAAAGAATGCTGCAATCACAAAATAAACAAAAAGGATTAATTGTTGGTGCATTATCTTTAGGAATGCCAGGTATAGGGGGAACAGCAATGCGAGCTAGTGCGGGAACAGCATTAACAAATGCAGCACAACCAGAAGCAGCATATGCTGATTATATGCAAGGCTTTAATGCAAAACAAGAAGGTAAAAAATTTACCTCACAAAGAAATGTACAAGGCATAATGAACCTTGGTCTGACTAAAGGCAAAAAATCATTAAAAGAAAAATTAGGGTTATAATATGAAAAATGCACAAATGATTGCTAATCAGTTTGATAAACTGAAAACACAAAGACAAAACTGGGAGAGTCATTGGCAAGAAATCGCTGATTATGTTTTACCTCGTAGAGCAGATGTTAATGTAACTAGATCACAAGGGGATAAACGTACAGAATTTATTTATGATGGTACTGCACTTCATGCGGCAGAACTATTATCTTCTTCGTTGCATGGGATGTTAACAAATGCTGCCACTCCTTGGTTTAGTATGCGATATAAAAACGAAGCTTTGGCACAAGATGAAGAAAGCAGAGAATGGTTGGAATCGTGTACACAATCGATGTACATTGCCTTAGACAGATCTAATTTTCAACAAGAAATACATGAGTTGTATACCGACCTAGTTACCTTTGGTACTTCGTGCATGATGATTGAAGAAGATGATCAAAAGTTTTTACGATTTTCAACAAGACACATCAAAGAAATATATGTTACCGAAAATGATAAAGGGGTAGTTGATACAGTACACAGAGAATTTAAAATAACAGCAAGAGCTGCCTATCAACGATTTGGCGATAATTTAAGTAAAAGATTAATAGAAGTTGCAAAAGAAAATCCGTATGACGAGATAACATTACATCATTGTGTCAAACCTAATGATAAACAAAACCCATACAAGATGGATAATATGTCCATGCCTTTTGTATCAATATACTATGACCACGAAGATAAAAAATTAATATCAACATCTGGATTTAATGAGTTTCCTTTTGTTGTTCCTCGTTGGTTAAAATCATCTTCCGAGATATATGGCAGATCGCCATCCATGACAGCACTCGCTGATGTGAAGATGTTAAATAAAATGTCTGAAACAACCATTAAGGCAGCACAAAAAATGGTTGACCCACCTTTACTTGTACCTGATGACAGTTTTGTTTTACCAGTAAGAACACAACCTGGAGGACTGAACTATTATAGATCTGGTACAAGAGATAGAATTGAACCTTTAAACATTGGTGCAAACACACCAGTTGGATTAAACCTAGAAGATCAACGACGCCAAGCTATTCGACAAGCATACTTTGTGGACCAATTATTAATGTCGCAAGATGCACGAATGACAGCAACCGAAGTAATGCAACGTAACGAAGAAAAAATGCGATTACTTGCGCCAGTCTTAGGTAGACTCCAAGCAGAAATGTTACAACCTCTTATTACAAGAAGTTTTAATATTATGTTGCGTAAAGGTTTATTACCAACACCGCCAGTCAGTTTGCAAGGTAGCACAATAGATATAGAATATGTTTCTCCTTTAGCTAGATCGCAACGTACTGGCGATGTACAAGCAATATTACGTTCATTAGAAATAATCACACCATTAGCACAAATGTTGCCAGTGATGGATTATTTAGATGGCGATAAATTAGTTAAACATATTACCGATGTACTCGGTGTACCAAGAAAAGTTTTACGATCAGATCAAGAGGTTGCGGAGATAAGAGAGCAGCAAGCCGAAGCACAAGCACAACAAGCGGAACTTGATAGAGCATCGCAAATGGCAGAAGCGGGAGGTAAGGCAGCTCCATTATTGAAGGAATTGAATGCCAGCTAAAACACAAGAAGATGTTATCAAAGAATTACGACAATCATATCAAATAACTTTTAATTCAAAAGAAGGTGCAGCAGTTTTACAAGATTTAGAAAATAGAACTGGAATACATACATCTACTTTTGATGTCGATCCGTATAAATCGGCAAACTTAGAAGGAATGCGAGCAGTTACTTTGTGGATTAAAACAATGTTAAAACCACAACCAACGGAGAAAAAATAAATGGAAGAACAGACAACTGCACCAGAAGTGCAATCTGAAACAACAACAACTGAAACAGCACCAGTAGAAACACAATCTTTTGTTGATACGTTGCCAGAAGATATACGAGCAGAGTCATCGTTACAAAATTTTACAGATGCTGGACAACTAGCAAAAAGTTATATTCATGCACAACGTATGGTTGGTGCAGATAAAATGCCAGTGCCTACAAAAAATTTTACGGATGATGATTGGAAAGAAACATTTACAAAATTAGGTGTACCTGTTTCGCCAGAAAAATATGATGTTAATTATAATTTACAAGAAGGTGCAAACGACCAACCTGTAAAAGATTTTATTTCCCACGCACATACACTTGGATTGTTACCACAACAATTACAAGGAGTGTTAGACTATTATGGAAATTTAGAACAAACATCATTAGATAATGCACAAAAAGATCAAGAACTAAATCGTGTTAATAATGAAACATCATTACGCAAAGAATTTGGTTTAGCTTTTGATACAAAAGTTAATGCAGCAAATAATATGTTTAAAAATTTTTTTGCCGAAGAATTGGCAGAAGTAAAATTACAAGACGGAACTTCTATTGGTAATCATCCAGGTTTTATTAAAGCATTGGCATCAATGTCAGAAAAAATTAGTGAAGATACTATTAGTGCTGGTCAAGAAAGTGCGGGTGGTTTACTCACTCCACAAGAAGCACAAAAAGAAGTGACAAAAATCATGGCAGATACAAAACATCCTTATTGGTTAAAAGATCATCCAGGACATAGTACCGCTGTTAAAGAAATGGCAGATTTGCATAACATGATACATCCGAATTTATAAGGGTAGTGCATAAGCATCCTTATTGACCATCTGAATAGTAGAGCAACTAACAGTTGTAAAATGTAGATAAACCTACTTGGTAGATAATTTATCAAAATTTAACCAAAACTATGAAAGGAAATATTGTTATGTCAGTAAATGTAACAACTTCTTTTGTGGAGCAATATTCCGCTAATGTTCAGATGCTATCCCAACAAATGGGATCGAAACTTAGAGGAGCAGTAGATGTCGAATCAATTAAAGGTAAACAATCTTTTTTTGAGCAAATCGGCAAAACTACAGCTCAACTAAGAACATCAAGACACGGATCGACTCCACAAATTGATATGCCACATAGTCGTAGAGCTTTAACTACTGCGACCTATGAGTGGGCAGACTTGATTGATGATGCGGATAAAATTCGTATGTTAATCGATCCAACTTCTTCTTATGCTAAAGCAGCTGCTGCAGCGATGGGAAGAGCAATGGATTCAGTAATTATTGCGGCAGCTTTAGGTACAGCTAAAACAGGTGTATCTGGAGGAACGTCAACCGCTCTACCTTCTACTCAAAAAGTAGTACATGGTAGTGCTGGTTTAACTGTTGCTAAATTACTATCCGCAAAAAAAATCTTAGACGAAAATGATGTAGATCCATCTGTAAAAAGATACTGTGTTGTATCTCCTGAACAGATTGAAGATTTGCTTA